ACTTCTGCGAGCTGGCCGCTGTTATTCTTGATATACTTTTCTGCCATGTTACACCGTTTGAATGATTGTGTCTATGTCGATGATTAGTTGCGTGGATGTTAAAGCCTTACCTACGTGAACGACTATAGCGCCGTTTGTTGGTACTGTCTGTGTTAGTGTTCCGTTCGTGCCTAGGTAAACAGTGCCCTTCGTCCAGTTCCAGTTTGCATCTGTCAGGATGCCCGAAATCTTGATAGTTGCGTTGGCCCCAGATGTAACCGCTCCGTTCGTGATGCCCACGACCTGTGCATTTGCAAGGGTGTCGTTGCTAGCGTATACGGCCTGCCCTGATGAGTTAGTAGTAACAGCACGTAGTGCAGACAGATTCTCACCAGCTACCAATGTGATGTCATCAGAGATAGGCACCAGCCCGCCGCTGGCGATGTCCAGGGTAATATTACTTTGGTCTACGTTGACACGCAAGGTGTCCTGATTCACGTTGATGGTGTAACTCACTGGGTTACCTCACCGAGAACCGTCACATAGCCACGGAGTAGTTCATTCGTTGAACTTGAGACCGTCTGTTCCAAATCCCAGACATACACCTCGCCCACCGTCAGCGATGCCGTAGTCGCTGCACTTAATGCTACCGAAAACGTACCTTGCGAAGCGTTTACTGTCGTAATCGTAAACGTTGCAGCCAGCACGTTGTCGATAGTCCTAATCTGGCCGGCGAAGGTGTAACCTGTTATGTTGGTCACCACCCCGTTCGTCTTATGTGTGAAGGTACGTGCAAAGGCTGCCCCTTGTCGTAGCTCCAAATCAACACGTGCGCCAGATGACGATAGGATAATCATTGTATGCCTTTGCTGTGCTCACCACTGGGCCCGTGGGCCCAGTCGTCAGAACAACTCTGTTAGTTAGTCCTTGATGATGTTAGCAGCAAGACCGCGTTCGGTAGCGTCGTTGATGCCTTCGCCGTTGTAGAGAACAGCGATGCATGATCCGAAGGTACCAGTCGATCCGTCGCCAGCTGTAGCAACAACGTCGATATAACGCTTGCGACCTGCGAGATTCACGAAGAACCCGAAGACCTTGTTGTCATCGTTAGCCGTTGGCAGTGCCGGTGAACCCGATGCTCCGTAAACACAGCCTGTGATGTCAGCATAGCTGGAGTCTACATCTGACTCCTGCAGCTTAAGGGCTGCCATTGCGATGTCAGTAGCGCCAAGGCTGAAGTAAACAGCGAGCTTACCAAAGCCGGCCGTGTCGATGCTGTTAGTTGTAAACGATGCATTGTCAACGATTGCAGCTGGTGGCGTAACGTTGACAACCTTCACATTTTGTAGTGCGTTCATGTTGTCACCTTATGAGTTAATAGTTACGAAACCAACAACAGGGCCTGTTGTACGTGATGCTGCTGTAGCGTTGTAGTTGCCCATTTCGTGTACCTTGATGTCGAGGTACTGAGTAGCCTTGACATAGATCGTATCTGTGTCGAAGCCCTTGCTTGCGTCTTGCTTGATCGATGTTGCCATGCGATCACCAAGAGTTGCAGCCTGTGTAAGGTTACCGAAGTAAGCAAACACCTGGCTGTTAGCATCTGCTGATGGCATCACGTCGACAAACTCGACAGGATAACCGAAGAGGCGCTGACCGAATGATCCAGCAAGTTCTGCAGCTGTTGATCCGCCCTGTGCGTATGCCAGGCGCTCTGCTGTTTCACCAAAAGCTACCTTGTGGAAATACCACTTAGCACCCGTGAGTGCGTATGTTGGAACTTTACGCATACCAGCAATGAGGTTGCCCATTGTTACTTCTGCGAACGTGTTGCCAGCACATACCTGTGCTGATCCAAGATAGCCCTTGTGCGTGTCGTTCGTCCATGTTCCGCCGCCATCCTCGAGAACCTTGCGGAGCTTGCCAGCAAGACCGAGAACACTGCCGTATGTTGACGTACCGTCACCCAAGAAACCAGCTTCGTCTTCCTTCTTTGCGAACTGGCGTGCTACCGATTCAGCAAAGCGAAGGCCAAGATTCTGTGTGCTGTTCATTACGAGTTCTTCAGAGAGAACAGCGAGAGCATACATCTTCTTTGCGTTCAACGTTACAGCGTCGAATGACATGTCAGATGATGACAATGTTCCTGTCTCTGATCCCCAGTATGCCGTCACGTCATCGCCTGTGCGGAAGATGCGAATCGACTCGGAGCCCATAGGCTCAACACGTGTGTTGCGACGGAATGATCCGTATGTGTCCTTCAGGTTGACGATCAGGCTTGATGTCTCCGTAGGAACGAAGATACCGCCTGTGGCGTCATTGCCTTGTGTGTGTGACTTGTACTCAACACCTGTTACTTCGGCGTATTTTTGACGTGCTGTCTCGTTAGAAAGACCACCTACAAACAAGCCTGTTACGTAAGCCTTGTACTCAGCATCTGGCATGTTAGCCTTTGCTGATGATTCGCCGACCTTGATGTCGTTTGACTTTGGCAGCTTGTTTACTGCTGTCTTCACTTCTGTCTGGCGTTGTGCGTTCTTGGCCTTGATAGCTTCGAACGACTTTACTTCGTTGGCCTGCTCATTGAGCGCGTCGATTTCAGCGTTCAATGTCTGTGCAGACTTTACTTCGTCCATCGTTGGCTCTGTCTTAGCAAGGAGCGTTTCGAGCTCTGCAGACTTCGCGCTGATGGCGTCGTTGATCTGTTGCAAATTCATGATTGTTTCCTCTTGTTTACTAATGCCCGCAATGCTTCCATTTCCATGGCAGCCTTTGCGGAAACCGGTTGTGCCGCGTCAATAAGCATTTTGATATTGCCTACTGCAGCGGTCAGTGTGTCCATCAATTCGGTCAGGCGTGCCACGTTAGCCGACGATAGCGTGCGCCCTTCCTTCTGCCTAATCTCTGCGCGTTCGTTCAGCCTTGTGATGATACGGCCGACGTCAGCTCCAACGTCTTCCAAGTCATCGTTAAGTCCCTTAGCGCTAATAAGTGCCGTTTGTGAGTTAGCACCGAAGAGCACTGGTGACCACTCGTAAAGTTTGCCCTTTACCAGTTCACGTGCTCCATCCTGTGCGAATGTTTCCTCGACTACCGAATAACCTATCGAGAACTCGTCGATGATACCTTCCTTGATGTCGGAATAGGTCTCACGTCCTCGCTGTGTATTCATGTTGAATTGGCCCCTGATATAGAGGCCACCAAGGTCTTTCAAGCTATCAGGCAGCATGGCGTCGCCTGGCATCAGCTCACGGGCTTCTAATGTCTTCGCCACTGGTGTTTTCCAGTCGTGAGCCCAAACGCCTTTCGGGAGTTTGGTCTTTAGCGACTCATCGAAGAAACCGTACTTAACACGGTCGCCATAGCTGTCGACGTTATTAAACACGGAGACGATGGCCTCGATTACGCCACTGTCACCTTCTGCCTTAGCTTGAAATTCGAAAGTCTTACGTTCAATTTTCATGGTGTGTTCCCCATACCATACGAATTTGGGTTATGCTGTTGTTTAATTATCCACAAGTTAGAGTTGCCTTGCACGTGTAAAGCATCGGCAGTTGACGGCATTCCATGCCGATAGTCCATCGCCTGCTGGGTAAGGTGTTGTTTCACCACCTACCAAGAAAAGCCCAGGCCCTGCCTTTTCCCCTTCGAGTTGGTCATGCGCTGCCATGTGCTCATCACGTGCCCCTGACAAGGCCACCCACGACCGTCTGATACCGCCCAATTCATCCCAAACGGATTTCTGCACGGTGCCAGTTGTGGCTGTGGCTGTGGTGCGAGCGATGGCATTGGCACGTGATACCTTCAGGTCAGAGAATTTTTCCTTCAAAAGCCTTGCCAGTTCCTCCTCACCAACGCCTGCGTTCTGTCGTAGCAACGTCTGGATGTCGGTTCTGATGGTGCCTACGGAATCCGCTATCTTATTGGCGCTCTCTGTTATACCAGCCTCACGGCCCCGTGTGAACTCACCCTCAGCCTCGACCTCTTCCTGTGCTAATGCCAGCACGATCTCAGTGAGCTCGGTTCGGC